GCTGATCGAATCGAGAACAATCCAAGCCGAGAAAGGTGGGTTTAGCAAACTGTGTCATCTTCCGTCTCAGTAGCTTAGCCCTCCCGGACTGATTTAATCCTTTCGCACAGAGTCGCGTACGCAAACTAACCTTCTGACACTTTAACGTCTTTAAATTATAAAGCACGTGCTCAATGGGTTTAAGATAAGATCCCAGCTCCAACGCATACTTAAATGTTCGGAACTGTATTGCTCGAGGATCTTTTGGTTCTACCCAGCTTTTCTCCGCTTTCACAAAGCAGGATACTTTCGCATCCTTGGGTAGACTAGGCCCCTCTTGCAATAGACTTCGGTGCGCATTGATGTACCTAGCCTTCTTAGCGCCCGAATATCGTTCATAAACCCTTTGGTAACTCCAAGGCTCCAACCTGTTACCACGTACTTTGAGCACATGAGCCAGCAAGGTGAGGGTTTTGCTAAGCATTAACAACCCCGACTCCGTGGGTGGATTTACTTCCTTTAAGACCCGTCCATAGATCGCCCTTTGTTCGTTACAACGACACCCAAGAGGAATCCACGGCATGCGGTCATCATCATGGACCGCGGGTCGCACTACCACCGAACACATTAACCGACCGGAGCAAGGCAGATTTTCATTCAAATCCAGGAATTCACAGCCCTTGCCAAGTGGACCGATAAGACCTGGCCCATGACAGACTGCTGGATAAGAAATTGGTCTCAGAGAAAATACTCCTTGCTCTTCACGGTCGGCACTACTCCAGAACCGAGTAGTGATAAATAATCTCGAACCTTTCCAACCGCGCCTTTGGGATTAGGTAAGGCGACCGCCACCAAGTCTACCCCATAAGCCCCAGCCAGGACATGTCCTGGCACCGCAGATGAGATACTTGAAGGTGCAGCGATCAGTGGTCTTGGGAACCACCACGGCCAATTGATTTCGGGAGCCCAGTCCACAGCCGTCGATAGGAATCTCTCGACTCCCATCGCCAACTCACGACCAAACACAGTACCTCCCGCAATTGCTTGTGCAGCCCGTAATGACGACCTACTCACGCCATCCCCGGTGAGTTTTACAGCCGCCTCAACCTCGTTAGAACAAAGTTCCTCAAAGGCCGACCATTGCTCCTGAGACATTCGCATGGCAATGGATACGGTTGGTGCCTGGAAAACCACAAAATCCGTGTCCTGGATATGATTTTCGCGAGCCCAAATTATTGACCTGCTATGCAACATAGCCAATAACGCCGACGTACGTGGCCTCATGAAGGCGTACTTTTGGAGGTAAGCCAAAAGCTCCTTACAGATCCACTCCCTACGTCCTACGCCGAGTTCTACCCTAACTAACTCAAATTTTGCGTAGACCGCCTCCTGGACATTACTTCCAGACGCAGCGGGTTTTCCGAACGAGATTGTTGAACGTAACCATCTCCGCTCACCCTTGGGAAGGTGTTTAAACGAAGATTCCAGACCCTCCGCTAGTACTACGTTATCCGCATAACGCAGTAGGCCCCTTACGGGAGAAACCAGGCCGTCCAAGACCTCTAGCAAGTAATCCAGACCGAAGTTGAC